TCTCGCGCTGCTCGCCGCGGCCGATCGGCTGGCGCGCGAGGGCAACATGTCGCGCAATCTCGCCGACCGCGCCTTCGTCGCGCTCTACCATATGGAAAAGATCGAGGTCGCGCCGTGGGTGCGCGAGGCCTGTCCGAGAATCTCGACGCCAACGCTATGGCGCTGGCGTCGACAGAAGGACGTTCACGGAATTTCGCGGCTCGGCGTCGACAAGGGCGCCGCGCGTAGGGGTAAGGGTGCTCTCGAGTCCGGCGAGCAGGGAAAGGTAAGAGCGTTCCTGCTCGCCGCCATCGCAACACAGCCCCATCTGACGAGCGATCATCTCAAAGCGCTGTGCGAAGATCAATTTCCGTCGGTCAAAGGCGTTTCGCTGCGTTCGTTCCAGCGTCTTCGCGCGAAAATCGAACGAGAGGACAAGGTTCTCCTCACCAAGGCGACCAATCCCGACGCCTTCAAGAGCAAATACAGGCTCACAGGATCGAATTCGCATCCGGTCTCCCGGCTCAACGAGCTTTGGCAGATCGACGCCTCGCCGGCGGACGTCATGTGCGTCGACGGCCGCCATTCGGTTTATCTCTGCGTCGACATCTTCTCGCGCCGGCTGATCGTTTACGTCTCGAAGACGCCCCACGCCGAGGCCGTGGCGCTGCTCATCCGTCGAGCAATCCTCGCCTGGGGCGTTCCCGAGCGCGTCCACACCGACAATGGCTCGGATTTCACCGCCAAGAGCACGCAACGGCTGTTCGCGGCGCTTCGCATTGAAGTGGAGCTGTCGCGACCCTTCCAGCCGCAAGAGAAAGGCCATGTCGAGCGCGCGGTTCGCACGTTCCAGCATGATCTTGCGCCGCTGATCGAAGGCTTTATCGGCCACAACGTCGGCGATCGAAAGGTCATAGAAGAGCGCCGCGCCTTCTCTCAGCGCCTCGGTCTCGACGACGCCGGCGCAATGAAGCCGAAATATACCGGCGCAGAGCTGCAGGCGATCTGTGATGATTGGGCTAAAGGCCGCTACGCCCTTCGCCCCCACAGCGGCTTGAATGGCGCGACGCCATTCGAGATGGCCTCTGCGTTCAAAGGCGTCGTCCGGCGCATCGACGATGTACGCGCGCTCGATCTGCTGCTCGCGCCGATCGCCGGGGGCGACGGCACGCGCACCGTCACCAAGAAGGGCGTGCGCATCGATCATTCCTATTATCTCGCGCCAACCGTCATGCCGGAAACGCGCGTTTTTGTGCGCATGGATCCTGAGGACATGGGGCGCGCCTGGCTCTTTTCAGCGGACGGCGCCGAGTTCCTCGGCGAAGCGATTTGCCCCGAACTCGCGGGCATCGATCCAAAGGCCGCTGTCATCGAGGCGCGCGCGCTGCAGAAACGACTGCTCGAAGAAAGCGCAGCGCAGCTTCGGTCGGATATGCGCAAAATCAAGCGGCGCGACATGGCGGACGTGGTCGTCCGCCAGAAGGCGAAGGACGCCGGCAAACTCGTCGAATTCCCCAAGCGCGAAGAGAGCTACACGACGCCGGGGCTTGAGGCAGCCGCAGAAGCGGCGGGGACCGTTCAAGCACCGGCGCTTCCGATCTCCAGTCAACCGATCGATGCGAAAACGGAAGTCGCGCCTGTCCATCAGCTCCCTGAAACGCGCCAGCAACGATTCCGGCGCGCGCGCGAGCTCGAAGCGCGACTCGAGAACAATGAGCGGCTCTCGAACGAAGAGGCTTTGTGGCTCGGCGGCTACCAGGCCGGCGCCGAATATCGCGCGATGAAAGAGATGTTCGAGGAGTTCGGCGAAGCGGCGCTGCGATGAATTTCGCCGATCGCAACAGCGGCGGCGAATGCGTTGAGTTGGGTTCCAAAAAAGCGAAAGGCGCGCCGCTCGCAACGGTCACGCCTTTCATGAGGTCAATAACAGACGAGGACCATAATGTCAGACGCCTTCACCAACGTCAAACCGCCCACTCCGCAGCGAGCGTCGTCGTCGAATTTCGCGGCCCTGAAGAATGTGTCGGGCTTTCGCGAGCTGGTCGCGCGCGTCACGGATCGCGCGCCGAGCCTGCCCAACATCGGCGTGATGCATGGCCGCTCGGGCGACGGCAAGACCTATGCGTCGATTTACGCGCAAAACAAGACGCGCGCGATTCGCGTCGAGGTCGGCGACACCTGGACTCGCAAGACGCTGCTGACGGCGATCCTGCGCGAAGGCGGCGTCGCGCGCCCGCAAGGCTCGATTCCGGAGCTCGCCGAACAGGCGATTGCGATGCTCGCCGAAGAGCCAAAACGTCCACTGTTTATCGACGAGGCCGACAAGGTTGTCGACAAGGGCTACGCGGAACTCATGCGCGAGATCGCGATGAGCAGCAACGTCCCGGTGCTGCTCATCGGAGAAGAGGCGCTGCCGCAGAAGCTCGCAAGGATCGAGCGTCTTCACAACCGCGTGCTCGCCTGGTTCGGAGCGGAGCCCTGCGACCTTGAAGACGCTCGCAAGCTAGCCGACCTGCTACTGCCCGTCGCGATCAGCGACGATCTCCTGGAGGACATTCGCATTCAGGGCGACGGGCGGGCGCGGCGCATCGCGACAAGCCTCGACGGCGTCGCGCAATGGGCGCGCAACGCCGGCGCAAAGCAAGTGACGCGCGCCAATTACACGGGCCCGATCTACACCGGCGAGCCGCCAAAGGCTCGAGCCGCCCGCCTGATCGTCGCGCGCAGCGCCAAGAATGGGAGGGCCGCATGATCGACAAGGAGAAAATCGAGCGGATCAGCGAAAGTCTTTGCGCGCCCTTATTCGACAGTTTCGACTCCCGCCTGGCGGCGGAGCTGGACCGGCAAGAGCCTGTCGATGTCTATTACGCAACGCTTGGCGCCGCCGCGTCGATTATCAAAACGACGCTCGATCGAATCGCGCCCCCAGACATCCTCGCAGAGATGGTCGAAGAAACCCTTCGGATCATGGGCGTGATGCTCCGCGACGAGGAGGCTCGCCATTGACCCGCAAGCCTGTTCACATCGAAGTCGCGATGCCTTCCGGTCCCGCGCATTACTGGCGCGAGATGCTGGCGCGGCCGAAGGGCTTCACTATTCGCGAGATCGCGCTCTGCGCGGATGGCGTCGCCTATACGACTGTCAAGCGATACGTCTGGTTTCTCCGGCGCGAGGGCTATGTCGTGCGCATTGGCCAGAAGCGCGACGGCTACGCGCAGCAGGCTGTCTACGCTCTCAGGAAGCGTCAAACAAAGCCGCCGATCGAGCGCCCGGATCCGCAACGCGCGCCGCTCACCGCCCGCGAGGCGATGTGGAACGCCATGCGCGCGCTCCAGCAGTTCACCGCAAAGGAACTCGCCGTCAGCGCCTCCACGGAGGAGCGCCCCGTCTCGCAACGCTCGGCCAATCTCTACATCCAGAAGCTCGTCGCGGCGGGCGTGCTGCAGGTGCTGGAACGGCCCCAGAAGGCGCTCGGAAAGGCGGGCGACACGCCGCTCGGCGCGACCGCCGGCCGATATCGGCTGCCCAAATCCGCCAACACCGGACCGCTGGCGCCCAAACTCTGCGTCGCCGGCTTCGTTTTCGATCCCAACAAGAACCGCGTCCTCGGCGACGCCGTCGTTTCGGAGCTGAGCGCATGAGCACGGCCGTTAAGGTTAATTCTTTACCATCAAAATTAACCACTGACTTCCTCGCAAGCGCACGCGATGCATGGGGCGACGCGCTGCCAGACTGGGTCGAAGAGCTGGCCAAATTTGCAACGGCGACCTCGGGCGTTGCCGCGGCGAAGCGGATCGGCATGTCCCCTTCGGTCGTCACCAGCGTCTGCAAGGCGCGTTACACGGGCGATCTCGGGGCTGTTGAGGCGCGCGTGCGCGGCGCGCTGATGAACGAAAGCGTCGAATGCCCCGTGCTGGGCGAAATCGGTCGCGATCGCTGCCTTGACGAGCAGAAGAAACGCCACGTCGCGACCAGCGCGGTCCGCACGGCGCTCTTTCACGCCTGCCGCAGCGGCGGTTGTCAGCATTCGCGCCTCAAGGTCGAGGGAGGACACGATGCGTGAGCCTCATCTTTCCGCTGATATCGCGGCCGTCGCCGATATGATGCGTCATTGCGCGCTGCAAGGCCGCGACATGACGCCTGACGGGTGCAGTTTCGTCGCGGGCGCGCTCGATCAGCTCGCCTTCGAGGCGCGCACGCTGGAGGCCGATTACGAGCGCGAGGAAAAGTGGCGCCAGGCCGCCGATGCTCGAATCCAAGCCCTGACGACGCCCGACCATCTGCATGCGGTGCAGATCAATATGGCCATCGTCGAGGGTCGGATCGCCGGCAAGGTCGTCGACCTGCGCACCGTCTTCGAACGCGAGCGGGCGGCGTCGCCAAGAGAGCCGGGAGACGCGGCATGAGCGGGCCGGTCCAAATCGCCGACATCCTGGACGTCGTCTGCAAGCGCTTCGGCGTTCGGCCGGAGGAGATCAAGGGGCCGCGGCGCACAGAGAAGCTGACCACGCCGCGCCAGATCGCCATGTATCTCTCGGCGAGGCTCGCGCAACGCAGCCTGAATCAGATCGGCGCGGCGCTGCTGCGCGATCATTCGACCGTGGTCAGCAGCGTTCGCAAAATCGAAGCCCTGGTCGAAGCAGACGCGGCGCTGCGCGAGACGATCGGAGAGCTGGAGATCGAGGCGCTCGCCCTTTCCAGCCTGCGCACCCAAGGCGTCTTGCCGCAGCGTCAGCCGATCGAAGCTTATCTGCTCGCGGAAAAGATCGTTCGCGCCGGCGATCGCTTCGTCATTCAGACGTCGGTCGCGGAAATACGCGCCTTGGCCGAGGCGCTTCTGGCGCAGCGCGCGATCAGCGAAGACGAGGACGCGGAACCTGCATCCGCGGCGCCGACGGCTCCCGTCATCCTCGACGCGCCACTGCCGCTGCCGCCGACTCTCGCCAAGGTCGTTCATGACTTCCTTGGCGCGGAGGCGGCCTACCGGCGAAGCCCGTTGCTCAATGTGAAGGTTATGCGCGATCGCGCGATCGCGCCGCTGCGCATGCATGCGGGCGAACCCGCCGTTTCCGCGCTGCTTACCGCCTTCGACGTGCTGCTCAAGGCCGAATATTCGCTCGCCGAACGCGACGCCCAGAAGCGCTTTCAGGACGCCGCACAAACCCTTTCAAGACGCCTCTCAGAACTCGTTAAGGAGCCCGCCAGTGTCGAAATCGCCCAAGGCTAAAACGCGCGGCGCCAATGTGCCTGTGCCGCAGTCGCGCGAGGAAGCCGCGAGCTTCATTCACGATATCGGCGTGCGGCAGCGCGAGATCGCCCGCATCGAAGCCGATATGAACGATCGCATCGCCCAGGCGAAGAAGGACGCCGAGGCCGTCGCGACTCCCCTGCGCGAGCAGGTGGAGCGTCTCATCGAGGGCCTGCGCAATTGGGCTGAAGCGCATCGCGCCGCGTTGACCGAAAACGGCAAGCGCAAATTCGCCGATCTCGGCACCGGAAAAGTCGAATGGCGACTCGCGCCGCCGCGCGTGACGATTCGCGGAGTCGACGACGTCATCACGCGCATCAAGACGCTCGGCCTCTCGGCCTTTCTGCGCACGAAAGAGGAAATTGACAAGGAGGCGATGCTCCGCGAACCCGAAAAGGCGCGACTCATCGCCGGCGTCTCGATCGGCACGGCCGGCGAGAATTTCTCTGTCGAGCCCTTCGAGGCAGAGATCAAGGGAGCAGCTGAATGAACGCGCCCGCGAAAGGCTCGCCAGTCGAGATCGTGCTCGCCGACAGCGCCGGCGGAGAGGATGTCCTTCGCGGCGTGCTGCTCGGCCGCTTCGACGGCGACCATGTCGAAGTGAAATTCGACGATCTGCCCTTCAAAGCCATCGTCGAGCGGCGTCTCGTGCGCCGCTTCGAGGCGTCCACCGCCGATGTTTCGAGCGGCGGCAAAGCATTCGCCGCCGATGTTTCGAGCGGCGGCAGAATTGGAGAGACGCCATGAAGATCAATTTGCGCAAGGCATGGCTAGCGGCGCGCTTCGTCCTGTGGCTGGCGCTGTTCTTCGTGATCAGCGTTCCCGCGCTCGCCTTCGATGCGCTCGCCTCGTCGTCGCGTCGCGCCGCCGATCGGCTTTGCGATGTCGCCGATTTCGCCGTCGTTCGCGGGCGGAAACTGCGGGAGCAACTGCAATGACCACCGCCGCGCAGACTCGCGCCATCCATTCGCTATTGCGACAGATTCCGCATTTCACCGATGAAGACTACCGCGCGCTGTTAAAGCGGGAGTTCCGCGTCTCCTCTTCGTCGCTTCTTTCCTACGCCCAAGCGGCTAAGCTGATCGAGATCCTGAAGGTGCTTGCGGGCCAGCATCCGGAGGTGAAGCGCGCAAGCGCGTCGTCGCGCCGGCCGAGCGAGACGGTCACCGGCCCCTACGGCGCGAAGCTGCAGGCGCTGTGGATCTCCGCCTGGAATCTCGGCATTGTCGACAACCGAGACGATCGCGCGCTGATCGTCTTCATCGAGCGTCAAACGAAGATCGCGCATCCGCGCTGGCTCACCGAGCATAAGGACGCCAAGAAGGCGATCGAGGCCTTGAAGGACTGGATCGCGCGCGAAGCCAAGGTCGAATGGCCGAGCGACGCGCAGGCGCACAAGCGCGGAATGGACGTGAGCATCGCCTCGAAACAGGCGGTCATCGCGGCGCTGGCGGCGCGCCTCGCGGAGGTCGAACCTTTCAATCTCGACGACTTCGTCAACGGCTACATCATCTCGAACAGGATCTCGGGATTCAGCCTTGGCGCGTTGAGCGAGCGGAATCTCGATGGCGTGATCGCGACGCTCGGCGCGCGGTTGCGCAAGCGCGCCAAAGCCAAGACGGAGGCGGCGTGATGGCCCATAAGCTCCTCAAGGAGGATGGCGCTTACGACCGCGCGGCGATCGTGCGGCGCGCCAATTCCGAGCTGCGCCGCGCCCGTCGTCTCGGCCTCGATTGGGACCGCGCCAAATGCCTCGAATACGTCTGGCGCCAGGCGCGCACGCTGCGCGCGCAGTTCCTCGGGGTCGCGCCGACGCCCGTGAAGCCGCGCAAGTCGCCCAGGCTCAGAGCGCCGACGCGTCATCGCCGAGCACTGCAAAGGATCGCGGCATGATGGCGTCGATCTACGAATGTTCGGAGTGCTGCGGATTCAAAGCGTCCAAGCCACCCATGAAGGAGCGGTGCAACTGGTGCCGTGAGGAAAGCACAGAGTTCGGAGAGTTCTGTTCGAAGTGTAGGAGACAGGATTTTTCATTCGTGTGCCCCGATTGTCAGTCCGATGTCGTCGTTGATCATCCCGATACGGTGCTTCCATGAAACGCGCGCGCGGAAACGACCTTCACGATATCGAGCTCTATCTCCATTGGGAGACTGACGCAGCGCTGCTCGTCTCCGACACCGGGATCGAAGAGCAGGCCGTCTGGCTGCCAAAATCGAAGATCGTGTTCGAGAAGATCGGCGCATCTGCAGCCGGTCCCAACAGAAGCCTCGCGAGCGTGAAGGTCGCCGCGCCCGAATGGCTGTTGGTCAAGAAGGGGCTGTTGTGATGGCCAGCTGGTCCGACCAAGCCCGCGCGACGATCGCGCGCATTCACGCGGCGATGCCCGATGGCGCGACAGCGGCGGATCGCAAGCGCGCCTTGCGGGAGAATTATCCCTTCGCCGCGCGCTCGGGCTACGCCTACAAGGCATGGCTACGCGAGCAGAAAAAATATCTCTTGCGCTACCCCGACGTGTCGAAAATCAAGGACTCGCCGCTGTTTCGCGCGGCGCGCGGGCTGGCCGAAAGGAAGGCGCGCCCGGCGGTGATGAGCTGCCGCGACTCCGGCTGGAACGCGCAGGGACGTTACGCATTGTTTTGCTGCCCGCGCTGCAGGGCCGAGAAGGTCATCCAGATCGAGAGCGACAATGACAAGCTCGTGAAGCCGCTCTGCCCGAAATGCAACGAGGGGCGTCGCTGATGGTCGACGCTCCCCATGAATTCGATTGCGCCGAATGCGGGCGCCACATCGTCGCCTTCGTCCGGCCGAGTGACACGGCGCTCTGCGCCGCCTTTCTGCATCTGCCGGGCTGGTATCGCGACGTTGGATTGCGCAAATGCCTCGATCCCGATCACGACGGCAGGGAAACATGGGAGCGGACCGATGGTCGCCTATAGCTTCCAGAAGCGCTTTGCCGAGCCGATCCTCGATGGCTCGAAACTACAGACGATCCGTCCCGATCGCCGGCGTCATGCGCGTCCGGGCGAGGAGCTGCAGCTCTATGTCGGCATGCGCACGAAACAGTGCCGCCTCGTCGCGCGCAAGACGTGCGCAGCGGTTCTACCGATCGTCCTGAATTTCACTTCCGATCTGACGCCACAAGGCGGCTTCGCCTTCGTCGGCGAAGGCTACCCGTTTCTTGCGCATGGCGGCGCGCAGGAAGCTTCCGTCATCGGGCTTTTAGGACTTGACGGTCTACGCTTCGTCGCCGCGCATTGCGAAACGCTTGCCCGCAACGATGGATTCACGGGATGGCAGGCAATGAAAGCCTTTTGGATAGAGAGGCACGGCGCGCCCGCGCATCCTGATGAGGTTTTTGTCGGCAAGCTCATCGGATGGTGGTCGCTATGACTCTCCCTCCGCAACGCATCGGCGACAAAGGCCAGCGCTACGAGATCCGCTTCCGCAAAGACAGTGACGCGCTGGGAACACAGCGCGTTCTCGGTTGGTCGGCGAAGTGGCGCGGCGCGCGCGAGATGCGCGACGCCTGGTGGGACGCTCCCGACGTCGCCGAGGTCTGGATCGTCGACCGCGAGACGGGACGGAGGCTCTGATGCTCTCCCTCGACGATTGCAACAGGCAAGAGTTGAAGCGCCTAGCGCGCTACTCGACGCCGGCGCAGATCGCCGAGGCGAAGGCGCGCATCGCGCGCGAGGCGGCGAGCCGCGAAAACCAGGAGCGCCTCGCCATGTCGGCCGCCGCAATTGAGGCTGCGCGATCGGTCAGGCGTCATTTTGGGAAATTCGGCGCGGACGAAGCATATCGCCGTCTCTTTGACGAGGCGCTTCTCGCCGCGCGCCGTTCGGAACATGCGCACAAGCGCTGGACGCGGTTTGAAGCCAAGGCGGACAGGCTGGAGCGCATTGCGCGGGTCACCCGAATGAGACAAGGCGAATGACGCTCCATGTCACCGATCACGCCATATTGCGTTTTCTGGAGCGCGTGCACGGGCTCGAACTGGAGAAATTGCGCGCCGAGCTGCGCGCCAAGGCCGAGCGCGCGATGATCGCCGCGCAATCGATCGGCGGCGGCCAATACACGATCCTGGTCGATGGGGTAAAGTTCCGCTGCGTCAACGATCGGATCGTCACTGTCGTCACCGGAGATCCCGAGAGGGACGCGACGTGATCTCCGACAAGGAGCTGCGCAAGCTCGAACTCTTTCCGACGCCGCCCTGGGCGACTCGCGCGCTTTTTGAAAACGTGCTCCCCCGGATTTTCACGACGCTGGGCGCAACGCGCATCCGCTCCTGCTGGGAGCCGGCGGCAGGGCTCGGCCATATGGCCGAGACGATCAGGGAATATTGCGCGCATGTGCTGATGAGCGACGTCGTCGACTATCCGCTCGAAGACGGCTCGCGCATGAGCGACCATGGCCTGCAGCTCATCGACTTTCTTGGCGCGCCGCTCGAAACATCGGCGGCGCAACTTCAGGCGGCGCCGCTCGAAACATCGGCGGCGCAACTTCAGGCGGCGCCGCTCGAAACATCGGCGGCGCATTACGAATGGGTCATCACCAATCCGCCCTTCAAGCAGACCGAGGCCTTCCTTCAATGCGCCTTGAAGGCGGCCTCGAAGGGCGTCGCGCTGCTCCAAAAGCAGACCTGGCTCACCGGCGGCGAACGCTACGCGCAAGTCTATCTCGAGACTGCGCCGGATCTCGTTGCGCAATTCGTGGAGCGGGTGCCGATGTGCCTTGGCGGCTATGATCCGCGGGGCTCGACGGCGACGGATTACGCCTGGTTCATCTGGCTGCAGCCGGAAGCGCTTGAGAGGAAAGCGGGCCGCGATTGGGCGCAGCGTCGCGAGAATGCGTTGAAAGGCTGGCTCCAGCTGCTGCTCATTCCGCCCGGCCGGCGCGACGCCTATCTACGCCAGCGCGACTTCGAGCTCGCCGAGAGCCGGCGCCTGCCCGGCTGGCATCCGGATCCGAAGGTCAGAAAACTGCGCAGGCGCATTCATGCCGAGCGCGATGCGCGTATGCGGGGAGAGCTTTGACGAAAAGCGACCTCTCCTACCTCCCGCCTCTATTGGCGGAGATCGCAGACGTCGCCGGCCTTCCCGCCGCGCTGAAACTCGCCAAGGAGAAGGGCGGCGTCGAATGCTACATCCCTGCGCGCGCGCCGGATGATCACTGGCTCGTGCAATGCGTCGGCCGCGAGGCGGCCGATAAGCTCTGCGCGCATTTCGTCGCGGCGATCGAGAGCGACTCGGGCAAATCCCGGCATGGCGTGAAGATTCTGTTGCCGCTCGGCGATTCCGGAACGGCCGCCGATGCGCGTCGCCGCGCGCGCGAAGCGCTCGACAGCGGCGCGAGTCTCAGTGAAGCTGCACGGCGCTCCGGCCTGCATCAGCGCACCGTGCAAAACATCCGCGCGCGGATGAAGGACAGGCGGCAAGGCTCGCTGTTTTAGGCGAGTGAAAATCCACTCGTTTTCTACTCATTTTTGAGCGCGCAAGCGGCCGACAGAAAATCTTCGGGGCCAATTCGGGACGCGCCCGCGCGTAGCTTGCGCCCATGAAAGCCTATCTCGAAATCATCGGCGCGTTCATCGCCGTCAGTGCGCTTGCGGTCGCGGCCATGTGGATCTCGCCGGCGAAGGCCGATCCGCTGTCGGATTTCCTGGACGCGATCTTTGAGCGGCAGGCCAGCCTGCCACCCTACAACGCCCATTGGCGGCGGATCCATGCACGGCCGCCGCCGGTCGAGAGCCCCGCCGGCGCCGCTCCGGCGCGATCGGTGCTCGCGTCCTACTATGGCGGCGGCGCGCATGAAGGCCTCAACGCCTACACCGCCTGTGGCGCGCGCTTCAATCCCTGGGGTCTGACGGCGGCGCATCGTTCGCTTCGCTGCGGCGCGAAGCTGCTCGTTTCGCGGGGCGCGCGCGCCGTCGTCGTCACCGTCAATGATCGCGGCCCCGCCGCCTGGACCGGGCGCTCCCTCGACGTCTCGCGAGGCGCCGCCATGCGCCTCGCCATGCTTGAGGTCGGCGTCGCGCGCGTCAACGTACAGGTGCTTCAGTGACCTTCTCTATTCGCAATCACGTCCTATTGCGGGATGGCGCGCCGGTCGCGCAGGCGCGCACGCCAAATGTCGGCGGGGCGCTGAGATCGCCCACTCTGCTCGTGATGCATTACACGGCCGGCTTCAGCGGCACTTCCGCTGTGGCGACGCTCACGAGAAAAGAGTCGAAGGCGTCGGCGCATCTCGTGATCGATCGCGACGGGACGGTGACGCAGCTCGCGCCCTTTAACGTCGTGACTTGGCACGCTGGCGTTTCGAAATGGAAGGGACGCAGCGGTTGCAACAGCTTCTCCATCGGCATCGAGCTTGTGAACTGCGGCCCCGTCAAAGTGCGCGCAGACAAGAAGCTCATCGCGGAAGTCTCTCCCTCAAGAGTGATGGATCCGAAGGATTGCGCAGCGGTCCGCCATCCTAACGGAGAGGATACGCCCTTCTGGCAAGTGTATCCCGAGCCACAGATGGAGGTCGCGATCGCCATCGCGCGCGTCCTTTTCGAGACCTATGGGCTCAAGGATATTGCCGGTCATTACGACATCGCGCCGACGCGCAAGCGCGATCCGGGTCCGGCTTTTCCAATGGCGTCATTCAAGGCCGCCGTCTTCGGACGTGGCGACGATGACAACGAGACCGTGCGCATCGCCACCAGGAAAGGCGTCGTCGAGAAGCCGCGCGAAGAGCTGACCGCGAAGGATCTGCTTGCGGCAGGCTCCGAAACGATTGGCGCAGTGGTGACCGCGAAACGCGCTGTCGGCGTCGGTCTCGCCGCCGGCGGGATAACGGCGGGCTCGGTTGCATCGGAGCCGGAGGAAGCGCTGCAGCAGGTGCAAACGACGGCGCAAACCATCACCGACACGGCGCAGGCCGTTTCGACCGCCAAGGACAGCGTGAGCGCGCTCGCCGACGTCGGACACTGGTTTGCGACGCACTGGATCGTCGTTCTTGTCGCGGCGGCCGTCGTCTCGATCGGCGTCGCCTTCTACTACATCTGGCGCGCTGCCCAGGTCATCGAGCAGCGCCGGGTCGAAGACGCGCGCACCGGCGCAAATATCGGGAGGCTTTGATGTGCGGCGGCATTGATCCACGGCCTTTACTGCGTCGAGCGGCCTGGTGGGCGATCGCCCTTCTCGTGACCCTCTATCTCTTCTGGAAATGGTGACATGCCGATCGCAGCCTTTCTCGCTGGAGCAAAGACCGTCGCCGGGAAACTCTTCAGCTTCGCGGAGACGTGGATCGGCGGTTTCATCATCGCCTTCGTCGTCGCCTGGCTCTGGTCGGGCTGGCGCCACGACGCCGCCTGCGATGCGCGTGAAGCCGCAGCAGAGGCCGCCAAGCAGGCGCAAATCAACGCGTGGAAGACAGCGGCCGAAGACATCGCGGAAGACGCCACCGCACGCGTCGAAGAGGACGCCAAAGCGGCGCGCGCGCAAAGCCTTTTCATTTCCGACCTGACAAAGGACATCCCACATGCTTCGAATGGGAAGGTTGATCTCACGGCCGATTTTAGCGATCGGCCTCTGTTTCTTGATCCCGATTACATTGCCGTCGTGCGCGCGTTCGACGCCGCCGGTCACGGCTCCGACCCTTCCGGATCCGCCAAAGAACTTCGGAAAACCGGTGCCATTGCCAAGTCCGACCGCTGCGCAGCTCTGAAGGTCTGGGGCCTTCGAAACCGAGCTGTCGCCTCGGAAGCCAACCGCCGCCTCGTGAGCGACGGGCTCTTCTATAACGACGTTCTGCGCAAATTCAGCGCAGGAAGCCGCCGCCGCGCCGCCCCTTCATCTCTCGAAAAATAGGGGCGCGGCGCCATGCGCGAACTTTTCATCTCCGGTCAGCCGGACATCAATGGCGCGCATGCGCTCATTCGTTTCGGCCTGTTGCTGATCGTCCTCGCGGCGATCGCCTGGAAGCTGAGAGAGCAAAGCCGTGAAACGTGACACGCGCGACGCCATTGGCATGGCGCTCGTCGCCGCGATCGGCCTCTCGCCGGTCTGGATCACACTTCTGGCATTTCTGGTCCAAGGGAGGTTTTGGTGACGTTTGAATGGGGCACGGCGGGCCAATGGGCGGGAACATTCGCGGCGATCGTCATTGCGGTCTGGGGCGCGCTGTCAAGGCGCGATCAGAAGGCTTTCGACGAGCTAAAAACGAGCCTCAATGAGGCCGTTCACGATCTGCGCGAAGACGACGCGCGGCAGTTCGAGCGCATCGACCGACTGGAGGCGGACGTCACCGCCGTGAAGGTCGAGATCAAGCATCTGCCCACCCGGGACGAATTTCACCAGATCGACGTCAAGGTCTCCCGGATCGACGCCAAGATCGACGCGCGCTTCGACGCGATGACGCAGAAGATCGACACCGTCATCCAGCAGAACGAGCGCGCCCAGGATCGCCTCGCCGAGCGCGAAGACCGCGAGCGGGAGTTCCGCAAATGAGCATGGGCGACGTCATTCGCGAACATGCGCGCCTGATCATTCTGCGCGATCTCGCCGAACAGTCGGACGGGCGCTGGAACTCCGAGGCGCTGCGCGAGGATTTGGAGCTGCGCTGGGCGATCAACCGGCCACGCGATTGGGTGCATGAGGAGCTGCGCTGGCTCGAAATGATGGGGGCCGTGACGCTGGTCGAGTCGGCGAGCGTGCTGATCGCCTCCATCACCCAGAAAGGCCTCGACCATGTCGAGCGCCGCATCCGCATCGAAGGCGTGAAGCGCCCGAGCCCCGAGTCATGACATGGCGAAAGGGCGCGGGCGTCTCTCGTCTCTCGATCTCATCCCCGAAGAGGGGCAGGAGGACATTCGCTGGGCCTACGCCGAGCTGAACAAGCGCGCGCGCACGGCCGCGGTGATCCTCGAGGAGCTGAACGGTCGGCTGATCGACAAGGGCCTCGCCGACTACATTATCTCGAAGAGCGCCTTCAACAGGCGTAGCGTCGCGATCGCCCGCGCCGGCGAACGGATCAAGATGAGCCGCGCGATCTTCTCCGGCATCGCCGATCATCTGACGCCTGAGAACATCGATCAGGGCAATATCGCGCTCGGCGAGTTCATCAAGGCGTTGATCGCCGAGCTCGTGTCAGAAGCCGAAGGCGATTTGACGCCGAAACAGGTCATGGAGCTCGCCCGCGGCTTCGGCGCCGTCGTGCTGGCGCAGAAGGTCTCACATGACCGCAAGTCGAAGGGCGAAAAGGATCTGGCGACAAAGGCCGAAAAGACCGCCGACGCCGTCGCTAAGGTCGCGCGCGAGGCTGGTCTGTCGGCTGACCAGGTCGCGAAAATACGTCGGGACGTGCTGGGCGTGCGCAAATGAGCGACGGAACGGGCATGGCGCCCATTCTCCCTCGCGATCCGGCGAGCCTTCCGGACGAGCTCCCGCGCGGCGCCGAAATTCCGGAGGATCATGACCCGCTCGCCGCCGGCGTGCTGATGGCGCATCAGCTCGACTGGATCGAGGACGAAAGCGATCTGAAACTCGGTGAAAAGGGACGTCGCACCGGCGTCACTTACGCCGAGGCGCTCGACGACACGCTGATCGCCGCCAAAAAGAAGAGCGAGGGCGGGCAGAACGTCTTCTACATCGGCGACACGAAGGACAAAGGTCGCGAGTTCATCGGCTATGTGGCGCATTTTGCCAAGATCGTCGCCGGCGAGCTCGCGCAGATCGAAGAATTCATGTTCGAGGACGAACGCGAGGACGGCTCCTCTAAATTCATCTCGGCCTACCGCGTGCGCTTTTCGAGTGGCTCTCGGGTTGAGGCGTTGTCGTCTCGGCCGGAGAACATTCGCGGTCTGCAGGGCGTCGTCGTCATCGACGAGGCGGCTTTCCATAAAGATGTGCGCGGCGTGCTGGACGCTGTCAACGCGCTCCTGATCTGGGGAGGCAAGATCAGAGTCATCAGCACCCATAACGGCGTGCTCAACCCCTTCAACGAGCTGATCCGCGAGGCCAAGGCGGGGAAGAACCCCTTCAAGGTCCATTTCATCCCATTCAAAAAGGCCGTCGAGAACGGTCTCTATAGGCGCGTTTGCCTGATCACCGGCAAGAAATGGTCGGTCGAAGCGGAAGGCGAATGGGAAGCGAAGATCCGCGCGTCCTACGGTCCGCGCACAAGCGCCATGGAGCAGGAGCTTGATGCGATTCCCTCCGAAGCCGAGGGCGCGGCGCTGACGCGTGTGCAGATCGAAGCCTGCATGACGACCGGAATTCCGATCGTGCGGTGGACGCTGCCCGACGCCTTCAAGAATTATCCCGAGCATGTCCGAAAGGCCGAGTGCAAGGCGTTCTGTGAGCGTGAGCTGAAACCAATTCTCGATCAGCTCGATCCGCGTCGACCGCATTATCTCGGCCAGGACTTCGCGCGAAGCGGCGACGTCTCTGGCGTTCTCGTCGCCGAAACCGACGCCATGCTGACCCGCAACACAAAATTCGTCCTGGAAATGCGGAATGTCCCGTTCGATCAGCAGCGCGACGTGTTGTTCTACATCGGCGACGCCCTGCCGCGCTTCTCCGGCGCGGCGCTCGACGCGACTGGCAACGGCGCATACCTCGCCGAAAAGGCCGTGCAGCGCTGGGGCGAGCGCGCCTTGGAAGTGAAGTTCACGGTCGAGTGGTATCGCATCAATTCGACACCCTATGTCGAAGCGTTTTCCGATCGAACGATCGTGCTGCCGCGGGACGAAGACGTGCTCCGCGACCATCAGGCGCTCGCCTATGTCAAAGGTGTGATCAAAGTGCCCGACGACATGCGTTACAAGGGCATGGATGGCTTTGATCGCCATGGCGATACGGCGATCGCCGGGCTGCTGATGTGGCACGCATCCCAACTTGGCGCCGTCGAATATGACTATACGCCTGCGCCTCCGAGCGATCGCGACGACGATCCGAGCGGATGGCTATTTCCGGAACGCGCGAGCGAGGGACGATCGATATGGTAGAGACCCGCCGCTCGTCCATTCTCGGTCCCGACGGCCAGCCGATTCAGGTTCCGCTGCTCAAAGGCGAGACGGCGGCGCCGGAGCGTTATGGCGCGCGCGCCCTCGTCTATTATTCGGAAGCCTCGGGGCTGACGCCCGCGCGACTTGGCGAGATCATGAAGAGCGCAAATATGGGGCTTGCCAAGCCCTATCTGACGCTCGCGATCGACATGGAGGAGCGCTACCTCCATTACGCGTCGCAGCTGCAGACGCGCCGGCTCGCGCTCGATGGCGTGACGATCTCCGTTTCCGCTCCCAAGGGCGTCAACGCTAAAGCGGTCGATTTCGTCGAAAGCCTGATCGCCGATCCGATGTTCCCCGACATGGTCGCTTCGCTCCAGGACGGCGTCGGCAAGGGCTATTCAGTCGTCGAGCCGATCTGGGAATATGAGGCCAAGGCGCTGCGGCCGGTCGTCTATCAGCATCGCGACCCGCGCTATTTCCGCTACGACGAGATCGGCTTGCGGGATCTCTGCCTGCTCGAGGATTCAGGACTGCCGGGCCCGAAGATCGAGGCGCCCTATTTCATCAAGCATGAGCCCTATCTTCGCGCGGGCCCGCCAGTTCGGCGCGGCGTCGCGCGCTCGGCCGCCTGGGCTTTCGTGATGCAGACGTTCGCCCTGCAGGATTGGGCGGCCTTCTGCGAGATCTACGGCATCCCCTTCCGCATCGGCAAATATCATTCGAGCGCGAGCAACGAGGATAAGGCGACGCTACTGCGCGCCGTTCGCGCGATCGCCAATGACGCCGCCGCCATCATTCCGCAAGGAATGGAGATCGACTTTCAGGAAACCAACGGCAACCGCGGCGAGGCCGTCTTCGGCAATTTCATCAGCTATCTCGACGGGAAAGTCTCGCTGATCATTCTCGGTCAGACGATGACCGCCGAAGTTTCCAAGAGCGGCGGCTCGCTCGCGCAGGCGAAGGTGCAGGAAAATGTCCGCATGGACATCGTGCGCTTCGACGCGCGCCAGAACGCGGCGACGGTCAATCGTGATCTGATCAGACCCGCCGTCGCCATGAACTTCGGCCCGCAGGACATCTATCCGGCGGTCCAGATGGAACTCGCCGAAAACGAGGACCTGGCGGCGCTCGGCGCGTTTCTCGGGCAAGCGGTCCCTCTCGGACTCAAGGTCGGCCAGAGCTATGTGCGCAAGCGCGCCTCCATTCCCGAGCCGGACGAGGATGAGGAGCTGCTCGGGGCAACGACCGCGCAAGCTGACGCGGACCAGGAGGAAGCGGCGCGGGTCCCTGTTTTCGAGAAATTGCAGCGTGTTCCGCAGCTCCCGGGGGTTCGGGTAGGAGTTCGGGAAATTATTCCGGACGGCGGCCGAATGGTGAAAAAGGAACAGGGCCGCCGCGATAGGCAGAAGAAGGCTGGAGGCCCGGAACTTCGCCAGCAAACCATGCAGGAGACCGCCGGCGAGCAGGGAAAGACCGATGCAGGGGATCAGATAAAGCCGGCTTGCCGCCTGGCTGGCCGGATGGGTGTCGATTGCGGCCAGAGTCAGCAGGAGAAGACCGCAAAATATCACCGTGCAAACCGTGATGAATATCTTCTCCTTCC